TCTAAAAAACCAGCAGAGTTAAATAGTAAACTTGTTGATGAGTTTGGTGAGGCGTGTAAAAACGCCTTACTAAAACAATTTCATGAGGATAGAAGATCTAAGTTTGAATTAAGAATGTCAAATGTAGGTAGACCATTGTGCCAATTACAAATGGAGGCTAAAGGTATTAAAGGTGAAGGACAGCCTTACAATAATAAAATGAGAAATACTTTTGGTGATTTAATAGAAGCACTAGCTATATTTGTTATGAAATCAGCAGGAGTAGATGTTAAAAATGAGCAGAAAAAAGTTACATACAAGTTTAATGGAGACTCAATTGAGGGTAGACAAGATGTTGAGATCGATGAAAAAATATGGGATATTAAAAGTGCATCACCTTATTCCTTTGAAAAAAAGTTTGGTGAGTCAGGAGGTTTTACGGAAGTTGTCAAAGATGATTCCTTTGGTTATGCATCACAGGGATTTTTATATAGCGAAAGCCAAAACAAAAACTTTGGCGGATGGATAGCTATTAATAAATCTACAGGTGAATGGACTATTTGTGAAACACCATCTGTACATTATGAGTACAAAAAAACAGCTATAGAATCTGCTTTAAAAAATATAAAAGCTATAAAAAATAACAAACCATTTAAAAGATGTTATGATGATATAGCAGAAACTTTTAGAAGTAAACCTACTGGTAATAGAGTTTTGGGCTTTGTATGTTCATACTGCCCATACAAACTTCCTTGTTGGGGAAGTGATAAGTTGCAGTTGTTACCGCAACAGCAATCAAAAGGTAAAAATCCAAAATGGGTTTGGTACACTTCCGTAACAAATCCAAAGAAAGATGATACCGTGGAGAGTGGTGGGGAATAGTTTGAGGGGTCTATTCTTCACCTGCTCTATATGATGTTATATTTTATAGTGTTTAAACATAAAAAAGATAAAGATTATAAATTGTTTACGAATACAATATTTGATAAAGAAAATGAAGCAGAAGATTTTGGAAAAAAAAGTATGAAAAGAAACTATGAACACAAAGTTTTAGAATACGATAGTGAAAACCATAATAGGTATTGGAATGAAAAAAATAAATAAAATTAATGCAATTAATTCTGTTAAAGTAATAGTTAGCCCTTGGCAGAAAGGTTTTACTTGTGGTATTATAATGGATAGTAACTCTAAAATGACCACAGAGCAATACGAATTATGTTCTACAATAGCTAGAGGCATGATAAAAATGGCAACTACTGACCCCCATTCAACGTTTCTGTGGGGACTCCGTGGATTTGCTGAAGATAAAAAAAAGAGTGAGAAAGATATGACAATCAGTTCTGTAGCAGAATTTGATGATGAGTCTAATGTTATAGACTTTCTTGAGTTCTTAAAAAAGAAACGAGATAAGGAGTTAAACTAATGGCAACGCACTTAGTTATAGGTGACCCTCATTGTACACCTAAAACAAACAATGATAGATTTCTGTGGGCAGGCAGAGTAGCAGCAGATTATAAAGTTTCTCATGTAATATGTATGGGCGACTTTTGTAGTATGGATTCTCTTTCAAGTTATGATAGAGCAAAGAAATCTTTTGAAGGTAGAAGATACCAAAAAGATATGGATCATTCGCATGAAGCATTATCTTTATTTAATAAAGGACTAGGTAAACATAAACCTAGAAAGATTATGTTACATGGCAATCACGAAGATAGAATAGATAGATTCGTAGATGAGAATCCAGAACTTGATGGAACATTAAAGATAAGTGACCTTAAGTTTAAACAATATGGTTGGCAAGAAGTACCATATAGAAGTATGAAAGTAGTAGATGGCATACACTATGCACATCATTTTCCATCTGGTATTATGGGCTCAGCTATATCTGGAGAAAATATTGGCAGAACTCTCTTGACAAAACATAAAGTTTCTGCTACAGTAGGGCATAGTCATTTGTTAGATTATGCTATATCTACATTACCAAATGGTAAGAAGATACATGGGTTATCTGCAGGATGTTATTTATCTCATTCAGAATACTTTGCTAGAGATACACAGCATATGTGGTGGAGTGGTCTTATACTTAAAAGAGAAATTAAAGATGGTAATTATAATATAGAAACAATTGATATAAAAACTATTAGGAGAGAATATGGTAAAAAGTAAAAGAGTATACGAAAAAGCTATAGATCACGGGCATGACATGTCATATGAAAATGAAATTAAATATGATAGTGTAAATGCACCTGCACATTATTTGCATGGTAGAAAAGAAACTATTGATGTAATTAGTGATTGTATGACTGATGATGAGTATCATGGATATCTAAAAGGCAATATATTAAAGTATGTTTCTAGATATAAATTTAAAGGTGAGCCTTTAGAAGATTTACAAAAGGCACACTGGTATTTAAATAGATTAATACAGGAGGTCAACAATGGGTCAAGTTAAACAAGCAATAATAGAAGTAGAAGATTTCGTTGCAGGTTGTTTACGTCAAGGTAGAACGTTAAACCAAACTATACGAGATGCCAGAGAATCTTTGGCAGCAAAAACTAATCCTTATCTTGATGATGAGGAGTTAATAGAAAATAAATACTACCAATTTAAAGGAGCAGAGTAATGCGTGAATCATTTGTAGAAGCACTAAAGCGTAAGTATGAAGCAGAGATAGCTTCAGCTAAAGCAACAGCTGAAGTGTATTTAGAGAGACCAGTTGCTATTGGAGAACATCCACAGTTTTTAGAAGAGTTAGATAAAGTATTAAACCAAATATCTGCTGCTGAAGAAAACTTAAAAACATTGTCTAAGTATTTTGATACTACAAGAGACGATGATATACCATTTTAATAGGAGGACAAATGGCTGAACAAAAGAAAGAAACACCAAAGACTGCACCAAGAATGTATCACATAGATTCTGAAAAACTTATGGATATTATGAGATACTTAATGACTAGACCATATGGAGAGGTTGTTAAATTAATGAACTCTTTATCTACATTAACACCTGTTGATTTGAATGGAGGAGAGGATGTCAGAAAAAAATAATTTAGATAAATACACTGGTATACTATTTGAATTAAAGATTGGTCTTAATAAAGATAATGCTATCGTAATTGATTATGGTGGAAAACCTGTAGGTAAAGTTAGAGAGGCACTTAAAGGTTATGCATATCATGGTAATTTATGTGCTGCTGTAATCAATCATGCTAACGCTGTTGGGAGAAAACTACAAGATGATATTAAACAACTTATACAAAAAGTTTAGAAAAATATTTTGGCATAATAGAATTATAGATTTTGTTGAGAGATGTACTTCAAGATTTAATAGTTATCTCTGGACAAAAAGATGGGGTGATAGATCATTGTATCAATCAGACCAAAAAAAAAGACACCTAGAGTAAAACTCTAAGTGTCTTGTGTTGCCTGCGATGTGGGGGAGTCTATATGGCTCCCCTTTTTTATTTTAAATAATCCATTTGTTGATTCATAGGTTTTATCTTAGGAACCAACATATTCTCTGTTTGCATTACAGGTTTAATGTTATTAGTATATACAGATGTAAGTAAGTTTGTATAATTAGGATTTTGTGCATATGGACTTTTACCCATACTTTGAAACATATTTTCTACGTTATCCATAGATTCTATAACATTTTTATATCTTTCATCACTTACCATTAAATTATAAAATGCTCTTATACTAGCTTTACTATCATCAAAACTTCTAAGTTTAGCACCACCTGTAGTTTCTAAAAATTTTTGATCACCTGTTGCATGCATACCAAAAAAATTATTAGCATTCTTTGCAGTGGGTGCATTTTTAAAATTAAAATTACCAGTTTCTGCAGCAGCAACTGTAGCTATAAAAGAACTAGGAATTTTTCTTTCAATAGATTCTTCAGGATATTCTTTCCTTACCTCTTCTATTGCTTTCATAAAGTCTTTTGTATTTTTTATATCAGCCATAGTTATAGTACATATTAATAGGCTAGCAATTCCAAGCCCGAAGCGATTTATTAATTCTAGAATTTGGATCATTAGCAGTTTTTGCAGATGTTAGTTTTTTCTTCATACCTTTCATTCTCGCACAAAAGCTAGCTCTACGTTTGTTACCTACCTTTTTACTTGGTGCTTTTAAATTACCACCAGTTGCTCTGTTGTATGATGCACGACCTTTAGCATTTAGTCCTCCCTTAGGATTCTTACCTGCTTTTCTTTGCCATGCTGGTGATTTAGCCATTATTTTTTCCTTACTGTCATAGCTGCTCTTTTAAAATTTGCAGCAGTGGGTGCACCTTTAGCACCTTTCTTTTTCATTTTACCACCACGCTTTCTTTTAGCATGGATGTTAGCATATAATCCTTTACCTGGCATTAGGCTCTACCTTTTTTTTTATTTCTTAACATAGCAAAGTCTCTCTTAGTAAGTTTACCATCTTTGTCCATGTCTAATTTTTTTCTTTTACCCCTTACTTTTTTTTT